TCGATCTCGACCCGGGCGCCGAAGCCAGCCGCCATCCACTGCGTGATGAGAGTCGGCCTGGCCGCGAAGTTGATCCGGATCACCGGCCAGCGCGCCTCGTCCGCCGACGTCAGGTGCAGTCGCCAGCCAGCCTGGTCGGGTAGCTGTGAGTCGAGCTTGACGTTCACTGTGACCGTGTCCGCGTAGGGTCCGTCAGCGTCGATCAGGGCGGAGTCCTGCGCGAGGTAGCTCGACCCACCCGAGCGGGTCGCCTCCCACTGGTTGCGGTAACGCTGGTCGTCATCGGTGGGCTCCGGAGGCTCGGCCACGTGGCCGGACTCGAAGTCGAGGTCGATGGCCACGGCAGCGTTCTCCCGCGCGGAGCGCGACTGGTAGCCGAGCCCGAACCCCACCTCGTACAACACCCCGCCGTCAACGATCTCCGCCTCGCGCAACAGGTCGACGAGTGTGCCGATGGGCTGCGAGCCCATGCGCACCACGGACTCCTCCGGCACGGTGTCGATCTGCAACGGCACGTTGGCCTCGTCGCACAGGCGGATGATCCGCTCGGTTGCTGCCTCGTTGCGGTACGAACCCCACGCGCGCTCGACACCTTCGCCGTAGGCGTCGGTCTCCTCCCCGTCGAGGTCCGGGGAGTTGGCCGTGTCCCACACCTGGATATGGCCGAACACGTAGGAGTTGGCCGTGGTGTCAGCCGCAGGGTTGGCGACCACGCTCACCACTGGGGCCACTGTCGCGGCCAACAGCGTGTTGGTGTCCTCGATGTTGGCGCCCTGCGTCAGGACAAGGTCTATGTCCGCGCCGTTCTGCGCCGCCGTCACCGTGAACCGGGAGAACGTTGACGGGATCCCGTCCGTTGCCAGCACGGTGGCCGCGACGTCTAGCGCGGTGAACGCCTGGACTATGACCGTGCCCCCGCCGAAGTCCATCGAGTAGCGCCAGCGCACGTAGGTGCCGCCCGGGGTGAACCACTCCATGACGGCCGTGGTCTCCGTGCCGGCCTGCGCGTGGTCCATGAACCACGACACGGTCCACTCACCCGTGTCGCTCACCTCGACCACGGGTCCGGCCAGCATGCCCCCGCCCGCGAAGTTGGGCAGGTTGGCCGTGCCGTGCGCGAGCGTGCCGCCCACGGAGGTGTCGGGGGAGAACTCCGCGAACGCCACCGTGCCGGTGACCGTCATCGGGTCGCCACCCGGCAGACCGGACGCGGCCTGGCCGGAGTCTGCCCCGTCCTCCAACGGCCAGTAGGCGACGAGCCCAGTGCCCTGCGCGGCCGTGATCGTGCGCCTCAGTGGCGACCACGAGGGTTGCGTGCCCTGCGTGAGCCGGTGGAGCACACCTGAGCACTTGATCGGGGTGGTGCAGTCGCGCTGAGACTTGTCCCAACGGATAGGCCACTCGTTGACGTAGTGCTCGGCCAACACGTAGTCGCCTTCCCCGGCGTCCACGCTGAACCGGATCGGGGTGTTGCGCGACAGTTGGCCGAAGTACGCGCCGAGCGGGTTGCTCCGACTGAAACGCCCGTCGCGGTTGTCGAGGGTCAACTCGGTGTGGCCGGCGTCGACCCGGGAAGCCTCGTCGGGTCGGCCAGTGGTCACCGTGACCCCGTCGCGCCAGCGCACGTAACCCGTGATCGGGGTGAACGACCACGTTCCCGGGTCGGCGGACAGGTCCGCGTCGAGGGCGATCTCCGCAGTGCAGTCGAGCAGGACGGCCGGAGGGTTGAAAGTGATCGTCACTCAGCCCACCACCAAGAGGTCTCTGTTCTTACGGAGGATCTCCCTAAAGAACCGCTTGAAAGCCTCGTCCGCGCCACGGAGCTCAATGACCACACGCTGAGTGCCGAGCCCGCCCCCGCCACGGCTGAGCGGGATCACAGCCTCGTCGCGACCGCCCTCACCGAGCACGGCCAGCGTGCCCCCGGGCGAAGCCTTGACCACGCCACCCTGCGCCAGGTACGGGATGTCCGGGACCACGTCGTCAATGTGGAAGCCCATCCCACCAATGCCGGGAACCCAACTGGGCACGCTGACATGCACGGAGAAGTCGAGAGCGTTCCACGCCCGGATAACCAGGTTGATGACGCCCCGGAAAGCGTCGATGATGCCGTTCCACATGCCCTTTGACAGCGAGCGGACCTTGCCGGGAATGGCCCCGATGAAGCTGAATATCTTCTTCCAAATGCCTATGACCAGGTTGAAGTAACCGACGACAAGGCCGGAGATGAACCCCCACGCGCGCTTGAAGAAGTTCACGAACGGACCCGCGAACCAGGCTCCGACCATCTTGAGGAACGCCCACACGTGCGACCAGATGAACTGGAAGAACTTCGTCTTGGTCGCGACAAGGACAATGATGCCAATGAGCGCGGCAATGGCGATGATGATGAGACCCACCGGGTTGGCCGACATGGCGATATTGAGGATCACCTGAACCGCTGTGTACGCCTTGACAGCAGCGTTGACCAGCCAGACCACCCCGACCAGGGTGCCGAGCACACCAGCGACGATCGCGATCGTCTTGCCGTTGCGGTCGATGAAAGCCAACGTGGACTGCAACACAGGGACGAGCTTGAGTAGCGCAGGGACGAGCTTCGCCCCCACCTTCTCCTGTAGCTCGCCGAACTGGTTCTTGAGCATCTCCGTCTGACCGGTGGCCGTCTTGGCGTCCTTCTCCGCGAACCCGCCTACCCGGTCCTGCAACTTGAAGATGATCTGATCGAAGTTCTTCCCCAGGTTGCCCGTGTCCTTGAACCGCACCCCGATCTCTTTCATGGCCTTACCGGAGCCGAGCAGACTCTTCCCCAGCGCGGACGCGGCCTCAGGCAGCGTCTTGCCCGTCTTGGCCGCGTAGTCGGCCATGAGCGGGGTCAGCTTGCGGATCTGTTGCTCGTTGAGGTTGAACGTGGCGAGCGTGGCCTGAGCGGACGCGAGCGCGTCATCATCGAACCGCGTCTTGGCCATGATCTGCTCATTGAGCTCGCGTAGCGCCTCGATGTTGCCATTGGCAAGCTTCGGGAACCGCTCGTAGGCGTCGGCCAGTTTGGTCTGCGCCTCCTGCGCCTCCGAGTAGGCCGCGATCGAGTCGGCGCCGAACTTGAGCGCGACGGCCCCGACCGCGGCAAGGGACGCTACCGCGATCGTCTTGAGCTTGGAGAAGTGCTTGGAGGCGTTGTCCTTCGCGATGATGTTGAACACGAGTGAGGTGTCGCTGGCCACTGGTCAACCTCCCTCGGTCACTTGGCGCTAGCCGCCTTAGCCGCCTCCGCGCGGACGTGTTCACAGAACTCGCACAACCTCACCTGTTCTGCCACGGTCAGCCGTCGCCACTCCCACGGCTTGATGCCCGTGACCTCCGCTGCCGTGATCCAGTTGAGGTCTCGACGGTCGGCAAGGGCGCTTTTCCCTCACCCTCGTCAACCTCCCGGCCACCGGCCTGTGAGACCTTCTCCGCTTCCTCGTCCGCCGCAGCCTCGGCAAGCTGAGCGTCGATGACCGCGAAAGCCTGGTCGCGCTCCTCGTCGTTGTCCCAGTCAGCCTTACTCGCGGCCTCGCGCATCTCCCGGAGCTCGCGCACGGAGAACGACACCACGAGCTCACCCGTGTAGAAGTCGGGTAGATCCTCGATCCGGTAACCGGGGTGCTCGCGCATGCGGAAGTACCAGAGCAGCACGCGACGCGCCTTGATCGAGCCGCGCATCACGGCCACAGCGAAAGAGTCCCACTCCTTGCCGAACCTGCGCTCGATCATCTCAGCGTGCGCGCCGAGCACCCTGCCCGGGTCGAACTCCCACGAGCCCCCGTCGCCACTGACCGCCGGATCCTCTGGCTTGTAAGTAACCCGCATTACTCAACCACCCCTGTCGACTCTCATCTTGATCCGGCGCGCCGTCTCCTCCATGGCCGCGATGCACTGCGCCTGAGCGTCCGGCCTCTGGTCCTTCATCACGTCGTCGAACCAGTTAGGGGAGCCTATCTGCTGGACCCACACTGACTTATTGCCCCACGCCGGCCGACGCCAGCCGCCCGACGCGTTGGTGCGCTTGGGCGCGTGCTCGAAGCCACGTGGCATGCCCTTGCGCCTGGCCTTGACCCGCACGCCGGTCGAGCGGCCAGACATGCGCACCTCCCCGACGATGCGCCGCGCGATTGCCTGCCGGAGCGGCTCCCCGTCGTGGCTCAGACCCGCGCTCGGCATGCCCGTGATAGCGCCCTTGGCCTCGGACACGATCGGCGCGAGCACCTCTTTGAGCGCCCGGGTGAGGTCGCGTCGCATCTCCTTGCCGTCCGCCTCCGCGCGCATGGCACGCCCGAGCGCCTCAAGCCCGTTTGCCCCACGGGAGTCGACGCTCACGGACATGTCACCGGCGGGCACGGCTCACGCCTCAGCGCGGGTGATCGCGCCAGAGGTGGGCCAGGACACCGACTGTTCGGCCACGTCGCCGACCGAGCCCATGACCGGTTGCAACGACTTGATCAAGACGTTGCCGGACCACTTGGGGTTGCTCGGCCCCACGGCGCTCTGCGTGGTGCGCACCTCGTACGCGATCACGGTGCCAAACACTGCCCAGAGGTCGTCATCGAGCGCGCTGTCCGTGTAGTCGTTCTTGAACGTGCACGACAACTGGCCGGACTTGAGGCCGCCGGTCACTTCCTTCCAACCGAGCGAGGTGAAGACGGTCACGTCTTTCTCCTCGACCTCGGCGGTCAACTCGATCTTGGACATGTAGGCGTGCACGTTACCCGGGCCGGTCAGGTTCAGGTACGCGGCAGTGAGGACCATCGCGGTCACGGGCCAACTCCAATCGTCACGACGAAGAGGAAACTCGGGTTGGTCCCGCTGATAGTCCAGTCGGCGCGGAACCATGTGTCAGTGATCGGACCGGCGACCCGGGCGAACTGGTTGGTCAGTCCGGTAGCGGCCGTGAACGTCTGCACTGTCGTGGCCGACCCGAAGCCAACCGTGTCGGACTGCACCCGGACTGTCAGCGTGGGCGAGCCGGTGCCGGACACGCTCAGGACATGCAGAGCGCAGTAGAGCGCCTGGTTCGACGCCACGGCTGTGTTCTCCACGGCCGTCCCGGAGCCGGTGGCCGTACGCGCGGTCGTGTAGTTGTGCAGCGAGCGGCCACGCACGAGCGGGCTCGACCCCTCAGCGTCGACCGTCCACGGAGCGACCTTGCCGACGTCGCCCAGGAACGTGTACTTGGACTGGTCAGCCTTGCCCACGTACACGCGGTCCCCGGGGGCGACCGTGGCCGGAGCGACCGACCACGCCTCAGGGACTCCCAGCGCGGACCATCGCGAGTAGTCGACCGAGCTCGCGTCGCTGGCGTGCCACTGGCCCCCGCCTACGATCTTGAAGTTCGCGATACCACCCTGGCACTCCTCCCACCCGTCAGAGAGGAAGTTCGTGGTGTCCTCGCTCGTGCACTCGGCGGAGAGCTCTATGCGGTTGCTCTGACCGCTCAGGTGCGCGGCCCCAGCGAATATCCGGCAGTCCTTGAGGATCACCGCGCCCCCTCCCTACCCGATCACGAAGATGCGAAGACGCGCGCCGAAGAAACTCGCGTTGCCGAAGGTGTAGAGCCGATACCCGTCAACCTGCTCAACGATCAGATCATCGCACAGTTGCCCCAGCGCAGAGTCACTCTCGATCGCGTCAATGATGCTCTTTGACGAGCCCTCGGACAGGAACTCGTCAAGCAGGTCCTGTCCGGCCTGCGCGTCCGCCTCAGCCGCCGTGATGACCGTTCCCTGGACCCGGTAACCGCGTGTGTCGCCAAAGGTCCGGTGCCCGCTGGCCGTGCGGTCGAACTCGACCTCGCCCGGGTACCACATGGGCGGGCTCGCACGGTGCGGTGTGTAGGTGAGGCAGTTCAGACCCTCGATGCCGTCAGGCGCGTTGCCGATCGCGCGACGCAGGGCGCCAATATTGATCATGCGAACTCCGGCAGGATGAAGCCCTTGATGAGCTCGCGCACGTCAGGGTCGAGCCGGCTCACCCGCATGATGCCCCACTCGGCGGAGCCGGCCACCCCCTCCGGCGAGGTCAGCCGGGAGCGCAGACGCGACGCTTGCAACAGCGTGGCCTGAGGTATCTCGTCTGGCACCACGGGCCAGCCGTACCGGTTGGTGATGCGGATGAGCGGACCGGGGAGCCCGATCGTCTGGAACACCAACGCCTCCACGGCGCGGTTCTCCTCGACGGCGTTGAGCGGCTCCGGCAGGTACGGCACGTCGTACGCCGAGTAGGTTCCCCCGATCGTGCCCGTCTCCACCACGAGGTCCGCCGTCCCGATCATGTCGTCGACGTAGAGCGTG